ATTCTTTTAGAAACTCTAATATAGATACACCACTTACAAAAATTAATAGATCTCAATACCAAGCTTTATCAAACAAAACATCTACAGGAGTTCCAACACAATATTTTGTTCAAAGGTTTATTGATAAGGTTACAATAACTTTATACTTAACACCTGGATCTAGTGAAGCAGGAAAATTTATAAATTTTTATTATGTAAAAAGAATACAAGACGTGGGTGATTATACAAATGCAACTGACGTGCCATATCGTTTTGTGCCATGTATGTGTGCAGGATTAGCTTATTATCTTGCTATTAAAAACGCACCACAAAGAGTTCAAGAATTAAAGTTATTGTATGAAGATGAATTACAAAGAGCTTTATCAGAGGACGGCTCATCATCTAGCACTTACATTAGTCCTAAAGTTTATTATCCGGAGGCATAATGGCATTATCTTCAGGAAAATTTGCAAAATTTATTTCAGATAGATCTGGACAAGAATTCCCATATTCTGAAATGGTTATTGAATGGAATGGGGCTAGAGTTCATGTATCTGAGTTTGAAAAGAAACATCCACAATTAGAACCGAAATCACATTCAGCAGATGCACAAGGTTTATTAAATGCAAGACCCGATAGAACAGAGCCAGCAGTAGCTAGGGTTTTAATTTTAAACCCATTTAAAATTACAAATGGTTCTACAACTGTAACTGTATTTGAAGAAAACCATGGTAGATCTACAAGTGATGTTGTCAGATTTAGAAATGCAGAGGGTTCTCTTGGATTAACAGGCGCAGATATAAATAAATCTGTGGGATTTACAATTACCAAAGTTGATGCTAATAATTATACATTTACAGCTGCTGGTACAGCAACTGCAAATGCAAACATAGGAGGAGGAAGTGTGTCGGCTGGACCGGTAACACTAACACCATAATGGCAGGATTAAGTGCATCAGGATTAAAAACACAAATTAAAAGTTACACTGAAACAGATTCAAATGTTTTAACAGATGCTGTTTTAGAAAATATAATTTTAAATGCTCAATATAAAATATTTAGAGAAGTTCCAATAGATGCAAATAGAAAACAACAATTAGGTAATTTAGTTGCTGGACAAGAGTCTATTAACTGTCCTGCAGGAGCTGTATTTATTAGAGGTATACAAGTTTATGATACTGCAGGATCTGAAACTACAGGAGCTAATAGATGGTTAGAGAAAAAAGATTATACATATTTACAAGAGTTTCAAGATGTAACCGGAACTTCAGCTGCACAAGGTCAACCTAAATACTATGCTATGTTTGGCGGTGCCACAGGAGAGTCAGACACTACATCTGGACGTATAGCTTTTGCTCCAGTTCCTAATACTACATATAGATTTAGAGTTCACTTTGATAAAGCACCTGATCTTTTAGAAAATAATGATACTAATTATATTAGTATGAATTTTCCAAATGGGTTATTATATGCATGTTTAGTAGAAGCTTATGGCTTTTTAAAAGGCCCAATGGATATGTTGACATTATACGAACAAAAGTATAAACAAGAAGTACAGAAGTTTGCTGCAGAGCAACTCGGTAGACGTAAAAGGGATGACTACACAGACGGAACAGTCCGTATTCCAGTTCCTTCTCCGTCACCGTAACAGGAGATTAATTATGGCAATAACATCAGCAATATGTTCAAGCTTTAAACAAGAGCTTTTACAAGGTAAACACAGTTTTGAATCATCAGGTGGACACACTTTTAAACTTGCTCTTTTTACAAGTTCAGCTTCTTTAGGTGCGGCTACAACTGATTATTCAACATCAAACGAAATATCCAATACGTCAGGTTCTGCATATTCTGCAGGTGGAGCAACTCTTACAAACTCCGGTGTATCACTATCTTCAACAACTGCATTCACAGACTTTTCAGATGTAACTTATACATCAGCTTCTTTTACTGCAAATGGGGCTTTAATTTATAACACAACAACAGACGGTGGTTCAGGAACAACTGATGCTGTTTGTGTTATTGCATTTGGTGGTGATAAGACAGCTAGTAACGGGACATTCAAAATAGAATTTCCAACAGCAGATTCAAGCAGCGCAATAATCAGATTAGCATAGGAGGTCGACCATGTCGACTACTTCAGGATGGGGACGATTCACCTGGGGACAGGCGTATTGGAATGAAAATAATAAGTTAGGAGCAGGTTGGGGTGCTCAAACTTGGAACCATGGTGCTTGGAATGATCTTAATGATGTAACGATTAGTGTTACAGGTCTTCAAATAGAAACAGATTTAGGTATAGAAGGTTGGGGCAATAATCTTTATGGCCGAGGTGCGTGGGGTGAGTTTGCAGCAGATATTGGTCTTGGTGCAGATGTTTCTATATCAGGTGTATCTTTTTCAGCTGGAACAACTGCAGCTTCTGGAATAGGTTCTGCAGTTGTAGAACCATCAGGAGTTTCTGCATCATTTAGTGTTGGATCGTTAGCAGTAGAATCCGATGCTAACGTTTCAATGTCTGGAGTATCTGCTTCTTTTGCATTAGGAGCCGTAGCAGTTGCAGATCAAGTTGTAGGTTTAAGTGGTCAATCATTTACTGCAAGTCAAGGAACTGTAACATTACCAAATGCAACAGCGATTCTTTCTGGTTTATCTATAACTTCAGCTCAAGGAACTGCAACTGGTACTTCTAGTAACCAAGTTGATGTTACAGGCTTTTCAATGTCTACATCCCTTGGAACAGCAGTTGCACCAAACAACACAGCAATATTATCTGGTGTTTCTGCAGAATTTAATTTAGGTACGATTGTAGGTTTAGGCGGAGCGGTAGCTAATTTAACAGGTTTATCTGCAACAGCTAGTGTAGGAGTCTTAGATCCTAATGATATGACTCTAGGAATATCAGGTCAATCATTTAGTGCTAGTGTTGGATCAATATCTTTAGCTGATATTCAGGTTGGATTAACTGGTCAATCCGCATCGTTTAGTATAGGATCAGTAAATATCTTTGCATATGGAGATGTTGACACTGGTTCAAATACATCTTATAGTAATGTTTCAACTGGATCGAATGATACATATTCGGATGTTGCAACTGGATCAAATACAAGTTATAGTGACGCTGCATAGGAGATAAAATTTATGGCATCAACATTTACACCTTTGGGTGTTGAACTTCAGGCAACTGGTGAAAACGCCGGTACATGGGGAACAAAAACTAATACAAATTTACAACTTCTAGAACAAATATCTGGTGGTTTTATATCAAAATCAATAGCAGGTGGTGCACAAACAACTGCTTTATCTGTCAGTGATGGATCAACAGGTGCAGAACTTGCACATAGAATGATTGATTTCACAGGAACAATTACAGGAAATCAAATTGTAACAATACCTTTAGATGTTCAAACTTTTTATATTTTAAGAAATTCAACTTCAGGAGCATATACAGTTCAATTTAAATATGCATCAGGGTCTGGTTCAACATTTACTTTTTCAGCAACACAAAAAACAACTAAAATAGTATTTGCAACTGCAAACGATAGCACAAATCCAGATATCATAGAAGTTCAAACTGGTGGAGATGTTGTTGATGATACATCACCACAACTAGGTGGTAACTTAGATACTAATTCTTTCATGATCGATTTCGATGATGCGCATGGTATCAGAGATGAAAATGCAAATGAACAATTAATTTTTGAAACAACATCCTCTGCAGTAAACCATGTAGATGTAACAAATGCTGCAGCAAGTAGTTCTCCACAAATTGGTGCAGTCGGAGATGATACTAATATCAGTCTAAAATTAAGACCAAAAGCAACTGGTAATATTGAGATTATGGGTGCAACGAACCCAGGTTCGATTCAGTTGAATTGTGAAGCTAACTCCCACGGGATTAAGCTTACTGGACCTGCACACAGTGCTGGCCAGAGCTATGAGCTAAAATTTCCCACTGGAAATGTAACAGCTGATAGATTTTTAAAAGTAGATTCAGTATCGGGTTCAGGTGCAACGGGTGTTGGACAGTTATCATTTGCTGAAGTATCAGGCGGAACATCTTGGCAAGCAGTAAAAACTTCTACATTCACAGCAGTAGCTGGTGAAGGTTATTTTATTGATACATCATCTGGTGCAATAGAAATGGATTTACCTGCAGGGAATATTGGAGATGACCCT